TGAACCATCTTCTATTCCACAATCTATATTAATCATTGCTGGTTACCAGTACAAGTCCGCTTTTGTGGCAGACCAAGAGATTAATATGGTTGCATGTTTGACGGAGATTATGGCTAATTGTAAGTTTAAATAATGTACGAGTTAAAGGATTATTTAAAGGCTATCAATGAGTCTAAACAGCCTCTATTAGATACCGAAGATGTGATGTGGGAAAAGAAATATCCTACATTTATTATTAACAGATGTTTGTCTATGTTTTATGATACAATAATGCATAGTAACGAAATGAATGGACTTCACTTTCTACCAAAACGGATGCAGTTTCACTATTTTATAAATAGTATCCGAAAGAAGAAGCGATTTGGTGGGAAGTGGCTTTCGCAAAAGAAAGTTAAAGACCTTGAAGTAATAAAAGAGTATTATGGTTATAGTAATCAAAAGGCAAAAGAAGCTCTTAACCTACTTTCAGACGACCAAATTGAATTTATTAAAATTGGCCTGAAAAAAGGTGGGAGAAAAAAATGAGTGAAGTTACTATAAATTGGTCGCCTAGTGATATGTTAGAAGTCACTATAAAGCAACCGGACGATTTCTTAAAAGTCAGAGAGACACTTACTAGAATTGGTGTGGCTAGTCGTAAAGACAAGACACTTTTTCAAAGTTGTCATATCTTACACAAACAAGGTAAATATTACATAACACATTTTAAAGAGTTATTTGCTTTAGATGGTAAGAACTCTACCTTGACCGAGAACGATATACAAAGACGAAATACAATAGCATTATTACTACAAGACTGGAATTTAATTGAGGTTGTTAAGGCCTCTTTAGTTGAAAACAAGGCACCGTTGAGTCAAATCAAAGTATTACCATTTAAAGAGAAAAGTGAATGGAATATGGTCGCTAAATATAATATAGGCAAAAAACCAGAAGATAGTAAAAATGCAAGTCCAACCGTTTAAAAATTACCTAGAAGAAGCTACAGGCGATAAAAAGTTTTTGCGTCTGCTTATCATTACAGATGAGCCAGATAATGCAAAAGAATTTCATACTGCCGATAGACTACAAGAAGAGTGTAAGAAGTTAAACTACCCTTATTATTTGTTTAAACTTACAGGTGGTTATACTTCATTTGAGGACGGTGTTCGTAAGTTTCATAACAAAGACGACAAAAAAGGTTTTGAAGTTGGCGCCATGACAGTTGCAATTGTTCGTGGTTCTATAACTAGAAAAGATAGTTGGATGGACCTTGTTTCTATTCTTGAAAGAGCAAATGCAACACTTGTAAATCCTAGAACTACAATTAATATATGTGCTGACAAATATAGAACAGCATTAAGACTTGCAGATTATGGTTTAACACAACCTATGACCAAGTTAATTAGTGACCCCGAACAATCAAATAAACAGGTTGCTGAAGCAGGCATTAAGTTTCCTCTTATAATGAAAACATTAAGAGGCAGTAAGGGTGTTGGTGTATTGTTTGTAGATAGTGAAAAAGGTTTAGATTCTATTGTACAACTTATACACAAACAAGATGAAGACGCAGACCTACTAATACAAGAATATATCAAAACAGAATATGATGTAAGAGTACATGTATTAGGTGGTAAAGTATTAGCCTCTATGGCAAGACCAGTTATAGAAGGAGATTTTAGGTCAAATGTATCGCAAGGTTCTAAACCTAAAAAGATTACATTAACAGAATTAGAAATAGAAGAATGTTTAAAAGCTGCAAAGGCAGTTGGTGGTTATTGGACTGCTGTTGATTTTATACCTAGTAAAAATAGAGATAAACAACCACCTTATTTTCTTGAAGTAAACTCTTCACCTGGTACAGAGGGTATAGAAGACGCAACAGGAATGAATATCGCAAAAGAAGTTATCACTCATTTTGCTGATGGAGAAAACAGATACACGGTGCCAACAGAATGTGGTTTTAAAGAAATTTTGACCATAAAACCTTTTGGCGAACTTGTATCAAAATTTGATACGGGTAATTCAGGCATGCCTGTTATACATGCTGATAAATTTAAAGTAAACGGAAAAGAAATTACATGGACTTTGTTAGACAAAACCATTACATCTAAAATAATTAAAAAAGAAGAAATCAAAGTAGGCGGCTTAAGAGATTATGACGAAACAAGATATGTTGTAAGACTTGATGTTGAGTTTGCTGGTGGTTTTTATAAAGATGTAGAATTTACCATAGATGATAGAGAAGATAGAACACCTATCTTACTTGACAGAGCATTTATGAAACGATTAAATGTATTGGTAAACCCACAAAGAAAATATGTGATAACAACTAAATATAGTTTAGAATAGGAGATAATATGAGTGATGTGAAAGTGATAAGAATGACAACAGGCGAAGATGTAATCGCTAAGGTTGGTGAAAATGACGGCGGTATAAGTTTGAATAAGCCGTTTGTAATAATACCTCAACAAAGTGGTCCAGGTAAACCTGTACAATTGATGATGAGTTTATATAATGCGTTTGGGAAGGGTGATACAATTACTGTTGACCAAGATAAAGTGGTTTTTATGACCGACCCTAAAGACGAAATCAAAAACTCTTACGAACAAAATACAAGTAAGATACTCACACCAAATAAAGGACTTATAACTGAAACTAAATTACCTAGTTAATGGTAAAAGTTAATTTTATAAGAGACGCCGAGACAATATCGGTTGACATGCCGGTTGGTAGAACTATCATGGAAGCAGCTAAAGAGCTTGACTTACCAGAGATACCTGCTGATTGTGGTGGTTGTCAAGCGTGTGGCACTTGCCATATTCATGTAGATGATGTATGGTTGGATAAATTGAAGATAAAAGAAAACTCTTTAGAACAATCTCTATTAGAGTATGAGCCTGATTATATTGAAGGCGTGTCTAGGTTGGCATGCCAAATACAATTAAATGATGAACTAGATAATGTAACTGTGAAATTGAGAAAAAATGAACTTCTATAAAAATGTAATTGAACACAAAGGTAAACTTTTAATTCGTGGTGTTCTAAACGGAAAAGACTATAAAGATAAAATTGATTTTAGTCCTACTCTCTACGCCCTAACACAAGAACACTCACAATACAAAACTTTACAAGGACAATTTCTAAAACCTATTGAGTTTACCACTATCGGTGCTGCTCGTAGATTTCGTAAAGAAATTGCCACACAAAATTCTCCTATCTATGGTCTTGAAAGATATCATTATCAATATATTGGTTCTGAATATCCTGAAGCTATTGAATGGGATAAAGACCATATTAAAATATTCACACTTGATATTGAAACGACTTGTGAAAATGGCTTTCCAGATGTAGAAAATCCTATTGAAGAGTTGTTATGTATTACTGTAAAGAATCAATCTAACAAACAGATATTAACTTGGGGTGTTGGTAAGTTTACAACAGACCGTACAGATGTAACTTATGTAGAATGTAGAGACGAAAAACAATTGATGTTTGAGTTTATGAAATTCTGGATTAAAAATCATCCAGATGTTATCACAGGCTGGAACACCAAGTTTTTTGACTTACCTTATTTGATGAATAGAATTAAACTGATTGCAGGTGATAAAGTTGCAAACAGAATGTCGCCTTGGAACTTGGCGAACAGAGAAGAGATTAATGTAAGAGGCAGACCACAAACTGTTTACAATCTATATGGTATTGCCATGTTAGATTACCTTGACTTGTATAAGTGGTTTATACCAACAAGACAAGAAAGTTATAGACTAGACTTTATTGGTGAACTAGAACTTGGTCGTGGTAAAGATGACGCAGGTTATGATACATTTAAAGATTGGTATACTAAAGACTTTCAATCGTTTGTTGATTACAATATTCAAGATGTTGAAATTGTTGACGCATTAGAAGATAAACTTGGTCTTATTGATTTATCATTAACAGTTGCATATGATTCAAAAGTAAACTATGATGATATATTTTCACAAGTTAGAGTATGGGACACATTGATTGCAAACCATTTAATGCAAAAAGGTATATGTGTACCACCAAGAGAAGAACATAGTAAAGAAACAAAATACGAAGGCGCTTATGTAAAAGAACCAATACTAGGCGGCCACGATTGGATTGTTTCATTTGATATTAACTCTCTATATCCACATATTATTATACAATACAATATTTCGCCAGAAAAAATCATTGGTGAATCTTCTCATGGTGTCAATGTTAATAAAATGATTGACATGAAAGTACCACTTAATTATCTTAAAACAGAGGGTGCATGTTTAACACCAAACGGTGCCAAGTTTAGAAATGATAATCAAGGTTTTCTTCCTGAAATGATGGAGAAAATGTACAATGAAAGAGTTGTCTTTAAACAAAGAATGTTAAAGGCAAAGAAAGAATATGAAAAAACTAAAGACCCTAAACTAGTTAAAGAGATTGCAAGGTGTCATAATATTCAATGGTCAAAAAAGATTGCCTTGAACTCAGCTTATGGTGCAGTTGGTAATCAATACTTTAGATACTATGATGTACGACAGGCAAGTGGTATTACAACGGCTGGCCAGTTTATTATTCGTTTTATTGAGAAGAAAGTAAATGAATATCTTAATAGTATTTTGTTAACAAAAGATAAAGTAGATTATATTGTTGCCTCTGATACAGATTCAATCTATGTAAGATTTGATAAACTTGTAGAAAAAACTTGTCAAGGTAAAACTAAAGAACAGATTATAGATTTTCTTGGTAAAGTTTGTGATAATAAAATTGAACCATATATTGAAAAATGTTTTGATGAGTTAGCAGATTATTCTAACGCATTTAAAAATGCCATGGTTATGAAACGAGAAGTAATCGCCGATAAAGGTATATGGGTGGCGAAGAAAAGATATATGTTAAATGTTCTTGATGAGGAAGGCGTTAGACTTGCAGACCCTAAATTAAAACTTATGGGTATTGAGGCAGTTAAATCATCTACACCTGGTGTTTGTCGTGTTAAGATTAAAGAGGCAATCAAAACCATCATGGGTAAAGAACAAACTGATTTACATAAACTAGTTGCAGACTTTAAGAAAGAATTTTTTGAATTACAACCAGAGGCTATTGCTTTTCCTAGAAGTTGTAACAATCTCCGTAAATATCGTGATAGTGCAAACATCTTTATCAAAGGCACACCAATCCATGTGAAAGGTGCATTGATATATAATTATCAGATACATAGACTTGGTTTACAAAACAAATATCCTTTAATACAAGAAGGCGATAAGATTAAATTTATTAAATTAAAGGCAGCCAATCCATTTAAGTTTGATGTAATTAGTTATATGACTACACTACCAGATGAATTTGAAATAAAACCTTATGTAGATTATGATATACAATTTGAAAAAACTTTCCTTGACCCTATGAGATTTATTCTTGACGCAATAGGGTGGAAGGCAGAACCACAAGCAAGTCTGGAGGCTTTCTTTGGTTAATTTCCCAACAAAAAAATATGGAGTTATATATGCAGACCCTCCGTGGTATTTTAAAACAAGGTCAGATAAAGGAAAGGATAAAAGTCCTGAAAGACATTATCCTTGTATGCCTATTGCTGACATCATTCGGTTACCTGTTAACAGAATTGCTGAGGACAATGCAGTCCTCTTAATGTGGGTTGTAGACCCATTATTAGACCAGGCGTTTAAAGTTATAGACGCCTGGGGTTTTAAGTATAAGACCGTAGGTTTTACATGGGCAAAAACGAATCGTAAGTCATTAGGATTTTTTACAGGTTTAGGATACTGGACAAGAGGTAATCCAGAAATGTGTTTACTTGCAACAAAAGGTAGACCAAAACGAATTAATAAAGATGTGGCACAATTAGTTGTGTCACCAAGAGGCAAACATTCAGAAAAACCTTTATTACATAAAGATATAGAAAGATTGGTAGATGGACCTTATCTTGAAATGTTTGCTAGAAAGAAACCATATGAAAATTGGGATTATTGGGGTAACGAAGTTTGAGCTTGACATTAGCGATACTTTCTGTTATAATAATACTCTTATTACCAACAATTTTATTATGGATGTGGAACAATGAAGACCCTAACTAAAGAACAAGCATTACATTGTGCTAGTATTTTCAATGACTATTTTGGTCAGTTTGAAAGAATAGACCAATACATGCGTGACCAAAAGATGGCTCAGATTGATACTATACCTCAATCACTTCCTGGTATGGGGTTTGATAGTGATATGTTTGACGACTTTACTATGTCACCACAAGTTATGGATTTACAAGTTGTTGAATTAGATAATCATACATGGGACACTTGTATTAATATGATATCAAGTCATAGTAATATGACAAGTATTCCTGGTAAGACTTTAAAACTTGCGGTAAAAGAAATGAACACAGGCAAGTTTGTAGGCTTTATGAGATTTGGTTCGCCAGTTATAAACTGTAAACCTAGAAATGATATGTTAGGTAATGTACCTGATTTAAAAGTATTTAACAAAACTGCCATTATGGGTTTTGTAATTGTACCATGCCAACCATTTGGTTTTAATTATCTTGGTGGTAAATTATTGGCTGGTCTATGTTGTTCACATCAAGTTAGAGAGATGTTGAATAAGAAGTATGATATGAATTTAGTATTGTTTGAAACCACATCTTTATATGGTAAAACAAAAGGTGCCTCAATGTATGACGGCATGAAACCATTTTTAAGATACAAAGGTAATACAATGTCAGATTTTATTCCTATGTTACATGGTAAACCATACCTTGACATGGTAAAATATGTTGAAGATATTATTGGTGTAGGTCAATTAGTAAAAGAGGGTGCGTCAAGTCGTAAACTAAAAATGACCACAGGTATTATTGGCTTAGTAAAAAAAGCATTAGACGGTGATGAACTAAATAAGTTTAATACTACAATTGCAAATGCTAAAAACCTTACTGAACAAAAAAGATATTATGCAAGTAATTATGGTATAGAAAATTTTATAGATATTGTAAATGGTAAGACACAAGATATAGTAAAGGCGCCAAACTATGACAGATACCATGACAATGAGATTATAGAATGGTGGCGTAAAATGGCAACAAAGAGATTTGATAATCTAAATAGTGATGGTCGTTTAAGAACAGACCTAGAAGTATGGACAAAAGATAGTCAGATTGACATTATCAGATGAGGCTTGACAATTATAAACAAATGATGTATATTAGGAGAAATAATGAGTGATTTTTTTAAAGATATTATAAAAGAAACCGGTAATGAATATGCCACATTGGCAAAAGACGGTGTTGCTGGAGGTGATGTAGATAGTTTTATTGATACAGGTTCATATTCTTTCAATGCATTATTATCCGGTTCTATTAAAGGTGGTTTACCAAGTAATCGTATCACAGCAATTGCTGGTGAGGCTGCGACAGGTAAAACATTCTTTGCATTAGGCATAGTAAAAAGTTTTTTAGATAAAGACCCTAACGCAGGTGTTATCTATTTCGAATCAGAGAATGCTATCTCAAAAGACATGATTGAAAGTCGTGGTGTAGATAGTGGTAGAATACTGGTAATGCCAGTTGCAACAGTACAAGAATTCAGAGCTCAATCAATTAAAGTGATTGACAAATATTTGGAACAACCAGAAGACAAAAGAAAACCTATGTTGTTTGTATTAGACAGTTTAGGTATGTTATCTACTACAAAAGAAATGGAAGATACGGCTGCTGGTAAAGAAACAAGAGATATGACAAGGTCACAAATTGTTAAATCTACTTTCAGAGTATTGACTTTAAAACTAGGTCAAGCAGGTGTTCCTATGATAATGACTAATCATACTTATGATGTGATTGGTTCTATGTTTCCACAAAAAGAAATGGGTGGCGGTTCAGGTT